ATACACCGCACCAAGAATGTTGGAATACTTCAACATTGCAAAATCTGTGTGGACAATAGTTTTTGATAGTATTGAAACAAAATACAGGAAGAACAAAAAGGAAATTTTATCCAACAAAGGTTTCTTCTTCCATTTGGATAAAAGAGACAACAAGTATTATGTTTGGGAATATGGGGTATCTCCGGCAGCAAAAAAATCACCTGAAAGTAAGACAAGTGTTAAATTAATTTATTGTGATGATAAAACCAAATTGACAATACCAAAAATAATAACTACATTTTCTGATACTGAAAACAGAACAAAATTACCGGTATTAGAAATGATTAGTAAAGGTGATTTCCCAATTGAAGAAACCTTATTACCGTTATTCAAAAGAAAAACAATAATGTTAATTAATCAAGCAAGAAATTACAATAATGATCAAGAGGATAAGAAAATAGAAAAAGAATTTTTAGAAGATTAAACATGGGTTTTAACAAAAGATTTTTAAAGAAAGAAAATATTCTTATTCACTTAAATGATATTATGACTTATTTAAATACCGACGCAGTGTTGTGTACGGATGAATTTTCACGTAATGTCTATAGGATGTTTACTGAAGGAAAAGACAAGAAAGAAATAACAAATTATATAAATAAAAATAAATGAAAGTTAAGTTAGAATACGTATGGCAAACGGAGTACACAAAATAACAGAAGATTTTGAAAAAGCGTTGTGTGATTACACGGGATCACCATACGCTATTGCATTGGATAATATGAGTAACGCTTTATTTTTGGCGTTATATTATGAAAAAAATATAAAGAAAAGTTTGGATACGGATATGATAGATTGTCCATCTAAAACTTACCCTTCGGTTCCTTGTGAAATAATTCACGCTGGTTTTAAAGTTAATTTTACTCCTGTTGTCGGAGATATGATTAAAGGGGCGTACCAACTATCACCAAGTAATGTTTGGGATTCCGCATTGAGTTTTACTGCCGATATGTATATTCCAAAATCACATATGTGTCTTTCATTCACAGGACCATATAAAACATTAAAACTTAGTAAGGGTGGTGCAATTTTAACTGATGACCATAAGGCTATGTTATGGTTCAAAAGAGCGAGATTTAGTGGTAGAAGAGAATGTTCATATCATGATGATAATTTTGATATGTTAGGGTGGAACTTTTATATGATGCCTGAGTTGGCAGCGAGAGGATTACTTATGATGAGTCAGTTTTATAATTTGGATGGTTCTAAGAGACATAATCAAGATTTAGAGTTACCATACCCTGATCTATCTAAATATGACATTTATAAACAATGATTAAAGCACTAATTGGTAATGGTGGTCACGCAAGAGAAGTGATGGCTCAAATGGGAATCAAACTCGTTAGGTTTGTCGATGATCAATATATGAGTAATGATACATTACCATTATCTGAATTAGATATAGAGAAATATGAGGTAATGGTTGCTATTGCGGATCCAAGAGATAGGTACGATACAATCCAAAGACTACCTAAGGGTGTAAGATTTTTCACATTTGCACACCCAACCGCATTAATAATGGATGATGTTGAAATTGGTGAAGGTAGTTTTATTGGGGCAAATTCTATTTTAACAACAAATATTAAAATTGGTAAACACGCAATATTAAATAGAGGTAATCATATTGGACATGATTGTGTGATTGGAGATTTTTTTAGTGCAATGCCAGGATCGGTAGTATCAGGAAATGTTAGAATTTATGACCTTGTATATTTAGGAAATAATTCATCAATTAAAGAAAAGTTATCAATCCATTCTCTAACTACGATAGGTATGAATGGTGCGGTGGTTAAACATATAGGGGAATCTGGAACATACGTGGGTGTACCTGTAAAAAAAATAAAATAAATGGAAAAAGAATGTGTATGTGGAGCTAACGTACTTTGTATGTGTCCTCCACCAAAAATGGAACAAGTAAATCACCCCCAACATTACGGAGGAGAAGATAACCCTTATGAGGCAATCAAAGTAATTGATGCTTGGGAATTAGGATTCTCATTAGGAAATACGGTAAAGTATATATCAAGAGCGGGAAAGAAAGATTCGGATAAAGAATTACAAGATCTTAAGAAAGCTTTATGGTACTTAGAACATCATATAGAAACATTAGAAAAAAAATGAAAATAATAGTAACAGGAGGTGCGGGTTTTATAGGTTCCGCTTTTATAAATTACTTATTAGATAACTTTGAATGTGATGTTCTTTGTATTGATAAACTGACATATGCTGGACGTAAAACGAACATTAAACATAATGTTTCATTCTTACAAAAAGACATTTGTGATGTAACCGCAGATGAATTAGGTGAATTTGATTATATTGTTCACTTCGCAGCAGAATCTCATGTTGACAATTCAATCACAAACGGACTTCCATTTGTTAAAACAAATGTTGAAGGGACTTTTAACCTTTTAGAGATATCAAGAAATAATAAAAGGTTAAAGAAGTTTATTCATATTTCAACCGATGAGGTTTATGGTGATATGGACGAACACTTCTCAAGTAATCATACGGCAACTGAAGATGATAATTTAAAACCTAGTTCATATTATTCCGCAACTAAAACGGCATCTGATATGTTAGTTTTATCTGCTAACAGAACTTATGGTTTACCATATATTATTACAAGAACTTGTAATAACTTTGGTGAACACCAATTTGAGGAAAAGTTCTTACCTACAATCGCTAGATCAATTAAAGAAGGTAAAGAAATTCCTGTGTATGGTGATGGTAAACAAGTTAGGGAATGGATGTATGTTTACGATAACGTAAAAGTAATCTGTGATTTAATGTTTGATGATGAGATTATTAACACTATATTTAATATCGGTACATCATTTAGGGTAACAAACTTGGACATTATAAATAAAATATCCTATATTTTAACAACAGACGTAAAAATTAAAAACGTTGAGGATCGTTTAGGTCACGATAGAAAATACGGATTAAATTGTTTAAAAATGAGGGATTATTATCTTAAAACCAAAGGTGAGATACCAAAGTTTTTAAATTTATTTGAATACTTAGAAACACAATATAAAAAATAACATGATAGAAACAGGAAAAATTATAAAGGGAGATTGTGTTGAGGTAATGAAAAAATTACCTGAAGGATCTGTTGATTTAATCGTAACATCACCACCTTATGGGGTTGGGATTGAGTATGATGTACACGATGATGATGTTGAATTTGATGAGTATTTGGTATTTGCTAAGAATTGGTTAACCGAAGCGTATAACGTATTGAAGGACGATGGACGTATTGCTCTTAACATTCCTTATGAGATTAACAGACAAAAGAAAGGTGGTCGTATCTTCTTTGTTTCTGAAATGTATCAGATAATGAAGGAAATTGGATTTGGATTCTTTGGTATTGTTGACTTGGAAGAACAATCACCACATATATCTAAAACTACTGCGTGGGGTTCTTGGATGTCACCGTCAAGTCCTTACATCTATAATCCAAAGGAATGTGTTATTTTAGCTTACAAAAAACATCACATCAAAAAAGTTAAAGGTGAACCACAATGGAAAGGAGTTCCAACTGAAATTGAACAGGAAGATGGAACATTAAAGAAAAAAGTAGTGTATGAGGAAAAAGATAAGAAAGAGTTTATGGAACTTGTGTTTGGTCAGTGGAATTACTTTGCGGATACTAAATCACTCACCAAGGCGACTTTCTCCATGGATATACCAACCAAAGCGATTAAAATACTATCCTACAAAAACGATGTAATATTGGACCCATTTGCTGGATCAGGAACAACATTAGTAGCTGCTCAAATATTAGAACGTAGATGGTTAGGAATTGAATTAAGTGAAAATTATAAAAAGATTGCTGAGACAAGGATTAATTATTTTAAAGCTTTAGAACAAATAAAAGAACTTCCACTATAATGTGGAAGTTTTAGTTTTTAATGGTATTTATAATAAATTGAATACCATGGAAGACGAATACGACAATATGTTTGGAGATCACGCAATATGTGAATTTTAATTTTTTATACCCAAAAAATATTTATAAGTATGAATAAAAAATTAATAACAGAATCGGGAATAAGAAATATCAGAGAATTATCCAGAAGATATCCTGAGGCTAAAATATACTTTCACCAAGATTTAGATGGGGTTACCACTGCGTTGGGTATGAAAAATTACTTAGAAGAAAACGGTATAAAAGTGGTTGACGCTGAGATTATCCAATATGGTGATAAGGAATTTGCGATTAAGAAATTAGATGCCGAAGGTGATGTTATGCCAGTGTTAGTTGACTTTGCTCATGGTAAACCAATGTTTGTTATTCACACGGATCACCACGACACACAAGCTGGTGTTGAACAAGGTACCGCAACTAATTTTAAATCTTCAAGGTCAAATGTTGAAACAATATCTCAAACCGTATCTCCAAGAGACATTTTCCCAACAGATGATATTACTTTGATTTCAACTGTAGATTCTGCAAACTATGCTCAACATGATATTAGTCCTGAAGAAGTAATGAACTATTTGTTTAAGGTTGATAAAGATCAATCCTTACAAAGAAACAAAATGGTAATGGGTATGGTAACTAATAAGTTATTGTTGGCATTCAAAAACAAACCAGGGTTCTTGGAAAATATTGTAATGAATGCGAATCCATCTTTATTAAGTATATTATTAAACATCAGATCTCAGATAAAAGAAAAGAACTATGCGGATGTTGAATCTTTGGAAAAAAACAAAGAGAACTATGTTCAAACAATGAAGACACATAAGAATGTTAACGTTGATGATAATGTTATTGTTCAGTATGGTGGTGGTAGTATGATGAAACCAGGATCCTACGATAGATATACACCATTCAGAAATAATCCTGAGGCTGACTTCTTAGTAATTGCTTGGCCTTTAGGGTTGGTACAAGCGTCTTGTAACCCATTTAAGAAAGAAAGGGCACTTAAAGGTGTGAACTTAGGTGAGATTAAAGATGAGGTGTTAAACAAGTGGAAATCACAATTACAGGACAAGGATATTCCTCTATCAACAATCAAATGGATATCAGAATCGGGAAAAGATTTTGGTGAGCAATCAGTTGGTTTTACATTCAGAGATTTCAATGCGTTATATGGTAAAGAATTTAAAAAAATGATTGATGGGGAGGACATTCTTAATGATGTTGATAAGATAATGAAAAAACCATTCAGTGAATTAAGAGACGAAGAAATGAAATTGTTAGATTCAATTAGTGTGAACGCTTGGGACCTTATTCAATCTAATAGCGGTGGTCACAAATGTATTACAAATATTTCTGGGTTATCTTACTTAGGTAGATCTAAACGACCACCTGAGGGTAAATACAAATATAACGCTGAGTCAGATGATTCACCTTATGTAAAATTTACAAAGATGGTTCAGAATGAGTTTGTGAGAGTATTGAAAGAAAAAATGAAAGATTAATCTTGTAAAATAATAGTATCGCCTTCAGCTATATCGTATTTAATACAAGTACCACCTTTAAGTTCTAATACCATATCTCCATTACCTGTGTAACGATCGCATTCAGGTGCGTCACACGGTTTACAGTTATTATGTATTTTGTTAATTTTATTATCTTTTATAAAAATTATATCTAAAGATATGATACAGTTCTTCATCCAAAAAGAATGATCACCATCCTTCATTATGAATAACATACCATCAAAACTTTTATCAAATTTTTTATCCATCATACCGTTTTGTATGTCTTTACTGGTTATAACACATTTGACATTGAATAAATTATTGTTTACTATTAATTCCATATACTTATAAATATATTCTTATAATGAAATCAGATAGAAGTTCAGGTGTAATATTAAAATATGGTAATAAAGTTTTGTTATGTAAACGAGCTGACCATGAAACTTATGCGGGTAAATGGTTTATTCCATCAGGGCATATGGAAGCAAACGAAACTCCAAGAGATTGTGCTTATCGTGAGTTTTATGAAGAGACAAACATTAAGATTGAAGACGAAATAAGTTTGGTTGGGTTCATAACAAAAAAAGATGATGATGGAGATCCGAAGGGTTTAATTTATGTGTATCTATATGAATCTGACAAGAAAATGACACCAAACTTGGATAAAGCAAAAGATGGGCATGAACATTCAGATTTTGGGTTTTTTACGTTAGAAGACCTTCCAATTGGTAAAAATGAAGAATTATACAAGATTTTAACAAAAATTTTAAATTAAAAGTAAATTTTTTTGACTTTTACTAAAGTATTATATATTTATATTACACAAAAAAACAACCAATACCCTTCCTTTCTACGAATTAATTGGTTTATCAATATTAATCCCATGTTTTTTGAGAAAAAAGTATGGGATTTTTTATGCCATGTCATTTTTATTTGTATATTTGTAAAAACAAAAAAACATATGGGTAGTTACATCAATACATTCAAGAAAAAATTCAACAAGAAAGCAACCCTTGATGGGCAAGAAGTAATTGTTGGACAAGCAACATTTTTATGTAGACAAGATTGGTCAGGTATTTACACACCATCTGAAAGTAGAGAAATGACAAGAGCATATGCTTTGACTGAAAATGATCAACCTGATTATATTATATTTGAAGGTGAAACGGTTTATAAAAATAATAAACGTGGCGTTTGGTCTGATGGTTCTGGTTTTTGGTCAGGTATTGATCCTCAAAAAGATTTTGTTGGTACACTAAAAAAAGTGGGTAAAAAATTTGTAATTGAGAAATAATTAACTATATTTGTTATATGAATAAGACGGGTTTCAACATAAAAGTAGTAAGTGATAAGTTCGGTGATTTAATCAACGAGACATTCATGGATCAGACACAATTCAGAATCTTTTTGAAGATGGTACACGGAGCATTGGTATTAGAAGAAGACTTGAGTTTCTTCAACGGAGATACATTCTTGGTTCACATCCCAAATAAGGTATTGAAAGATTCGGTTATCGTTACTAACGTTAAGGAAGTTTCATTAACTGAACAAGTTAAAAGTAAGATTGAGGCGTTGGTAACAAACTAATTGTTTCCTTGTTTAGAAAAACAAGGTGGTGGAGTCAGACATTTATCCAATGTCGGGCCTAAAATGGGAACTTCGGTTCCCTTTTTTTATTTATTTTTTATTATATAGGTATATTTATATAATAAAATAAATTTAAGACACAATACTTATGTTGCATAAATTAAAATTAACGGAAAGTGAGATCAGAGACATACTAAGCAAACATGGGGTAAAGACCAATGTTTTGGTTGAGCAGACTCAGGATTACACCATTTTAGATATACAGAATTGGTTAAATACCAATAAAAATGCGGGTTTAGATGCCGACGGTAAATTTGGTCCTTTGACGGCTAAGGCCATAAAAAAAGCTATAATTGGATAAGACATGAAAAGAATTACAGATAGTTTATTAAAAAGAATTG